CGACCTTACCCAGATCCGCCAGTCTAACGAGACGGTCCGGGCCATGCTGGAAGCGGACACGAAAAACCCGCATACGACCCGGCCCTATATCGCTAAGGGCTCGTTCCATGTAGTAGCGTTCGCAGTGGTCGCCACGGTTTCCGCCTGGGCGTACGGCGTCGTAACCGGCGATAGCGACCTCGTTAAGTCCGTAACGGGCGGCTGGCAATTCATTCTGTCCGTTATCGGCCCGCTCGTTACTTTGCTATGGGCCTACTTCGGCGTACTCAAAAACGAACAAAAGAACCGCCTCGACGCGGCTCGGGGCAGTTCGACCCCGGGCGGAATCGCCGGTATACTTTCCAGCATCATTAAACGAAAGTAACGGGCGCGCGGGCGCCCTTTGCAGTATAAGGGGGCTTCGTGTGGGACGCGATACAGTACGCCGCCCTGGGGCTGGCTGGCGTTTCTATAGCAGCGGGCGCCGTGGCTACGACAATCGAGAAGAGGGCAGAAAAGAATGAGCGTAAGAGACGTCGCGGAGCAGATAGCGACAAGTCCGAAGGTCGCCGGTAGCGTATCGGCGCTAACGACCGGGTCGGGCGTCGGTACCGTTTTCGACTTGATCCCGAACGATATCGGCAAGCTCGCGACCCTTATCGGTATTATTCTCTCGGTCGTTCTGATTTACACGCACTGGCGGCGCGGCCGGATCCAGTACGAAAAGACTCGCCTCGAAATAGAAATTCTACGACAGCGCGAAGCGGAGCGGATCGAAGCCGCCCGCAAGCGCCGCGAACAACACCTCGACGGCCGCCGCGCTTACGATTGCGCGCTCGAAGACGACCCCGACCTCCCCAGTTAGCCGACGTTTATAAAGGCCCTATGCCATGCCGCGACCTTCGGGTCGCGCGGGTCGTTCTGGGGGCCGATATAGTCCTCCGGCGAGGCCTCCGCCGCCGTAAAGAACTTCGCGAGCTGTTTCGGATCCCGGTCGAGTTCGAGCTGTACCATAAGAACGTCGTACGCGCAGACCGCGAGCCGGAGTTCTTCCTCGGTCGCCGCTTCGTTACGCCGGACGGCGTCGGTTATTTCGTGTAATTGCCGCATATCAAAAAACCCTCTTTCTGTACTTGATAAGGACCGCGTCGGTACTCGTCTCGTCCTGGGAGTTGAACGGGCGCCCGCGGGCTATGTCGCTCGTATGGTAGACGCCGGCGGACCACGGCCCGCGCTCACAGTAGGCGTTAGCCTGGCTCGGCGTCTTACCGGGCGTACCGTCGGCCGTAAGCCATGCCCCGACCCCCACTTCGACGTAGCAAGCGGGCGCCGTACTGCAGCCCGCCAGGGAAGCCACAGCGAGCGCGGCGATTAGCGTACGGATCAAAATTTCTTACCCCCTTTCTTCGCGCGGTTCTCGCGCTTATGGTCGGCTCGGGTTTTGTTGTACGCCAGTTTTTCGACGAGCGCGCCCTTGATATCGTAGCCCAGCGACTCGGCTACCCAGACGATACGGTCGACCAAGGCGCTATAGCACCGGTTAGCCCAGGGCGCCGTAAGGTTACGGGCGAGGTCGACGACCGCTTCGTTAATATGCAAATGGCGCCGCGCGACGCCCCAGTCGTCGTAAACTTGTCGCGGCTGGACCCGCGCCTCGTAGGCCCAGTTACAACGGCCGCCCAGATCCAGGGCCCGGATAAGCGCGTCGGCGAGTTCGACCTCCCCCATTTTACGCGCCGGGATATGGTCGTCGAAGAGGTCCTTACGTTCCCCCTCCGTGGCCTCGGATACTTCCGTCGATACCAGTTGCAGGCATTCGTACAGGCACCGGTCCGGGTTATCCCACCAGCCTACGGCCTTGTTCTGCCCGTATATCTCTACTGCCAGCTTGTTAAAATCCATTGTCGTTACCTCGTCTATTAGTTGGGCGAGCGGCATACCGCGGAGGGCTCGCCGGCCTCCATACAATCGACAGGCGGCCTGGCCGGCGGTAATTTTACCGAGGCCAGTAGCGCCGCCATGGACGCCAGGAATTGACGCCGGGTTAATTGCATCGTCGTTAATCCTTTCTGTACCTGGACCCGCGCCAGCCGCCGGCCGCTTTGATAGGCCAGTCCGCGCACCAGGCGGGGAGCGTAGCCATAATTTTTTCGAACTCTTCGACGGATCCGGTACCCGCCATAACCTCCGAGACTATCTCGTCGTGTACGTGAAGGACGACCGCATACCCGGCGCGCTCGACGTTAACGAGGGCATGGGTAAGGATATCCCGCGCCGTGGCCTGGACGACGTTCTCGCAGAGCTTACCGCCGTACGTGTCGAGGCGTAGCCAGCCGGTCGGGCCCTTTTTGTAGTCGGTATTCCAGCCCATATACGTAAGTTTAAGGACCTGTTTACCCCAGGGCGTAACGTCCGGATGCAGCCGCGGAGCGTGATAGCAGAGCTTCCGGCCGCTCAATAGCTGGCAGTATAGGACGTCGTCCTTAACGCCGTAGGTAATGCCGCGGTAGCTGTAACACTGGCCCGGGTTCTGGACGGCCGCGACGGCCGCGTCTTCGAGCCCATACCAGAACTTAACGACGTTCGGAGACTCCGCCCGCCAGGCCTTGATAGCGTCCCGGATTTCCTGTTCCCCGAGATGCTTGTCGGCGCCGAACGCCAGCCAGGCCCCGTAACCGCCCTGGTACCCCGAGGCCAGCTCGGCGACCTTTCCGACTTTCTTCCGCATGGGATGATGGTCGCCGGTCTCTTCCTTATGCCGGAGAAATTCCTCGAACGGTATACCGGTAATTTTCGCCGCCGACATTTCGTATATTTTGCCGTGGGTTCGGAATACTTCGAGCCGCCATTCTTCGCCCGCCAGGGCCGCCAGGACGACCGCCTCGATAGCGGAATAATCCGAGCATATAAGGTCACAATTCGGCCCGGCGGAGAAGAGCGCCCGGAGGCAGCCGGAGACCGCCGCCACGGCGTCCCCGAACACGGCCTCGACGTAGTCCAGATTACGGTAAGCAATGACCGCGAGCGCGTCCTCTACCGCCTCGATACCCCATTCGGCCGCGTTACTCGCCCAGCCCGGGGAGCTACACCAGGGGCAGGCGTCAAGATGCGCGCCGTAATGCCGGCCGCACCCGTTAACGTCGTCGCACTGGCGAACCTGGGGGCCGGAGTTCGGTAGGTTCTGGGGCTGGGGCCCGCGACCGGAGAACCGGCCGGTACGGTCCGCGCCGCAAAACGCGAACAGATCCCGGAGCCGGCCGTCGGCGCTCGTCCGTCGATCAATCGCGAATAGCTTTTTAACGCTCGCCGCGCCCAGGCTCGACCGTATCTCTAACGCCCGTTTCGCTTGCGGGGGGAGGTCGTCGCGCTTAAGAGCCTCTTCTACGTGGTCGGCGTCGAGGCTCGCCATGTGGACGCCCTGGGCGCCGAGCCAGCCGGATAGCTTTTGTATCTCACTGGCGCCGCCCACGGTCCCGCCTGTAAGCGCCTGCAGCTCCGCCGTATACCGTTCGTGGGCTTGCTCGATAATGGCCTTACAGTTGCCCAGGGCCTCCCGGTCGATATTGACGCCGCGGAAGTTTATACATTGATCGAGAAGCCAGAGTCGCAGCTCTTCCGGGCTTAGGTCCGGGATAGATAGCGAGACGGACGACTCCGATTTTATGTCGCCGAGGTTGTAGAGGTAGAACTTTTGCCCGTCCTCAACCTGGTCGGGGTCCGTCGGGAGCAAGCGCCGGCGGTTGTCTTTCTTCGTGGGGTTACGCGGCTTACTGAATTTATTGATTAGCCGTTGCCCGTCTTCGATTTTCTTATCGTCGACGCCCCGGACCTCGGCCGCCTTCCCGAGCTTCGCCGGTATCGAGAACGCCCGAGCCTTCGCCATGGCGTCGCGTAGTTGCCAGTAGGGGATAGCAGGCCAGCCCATACGGGCCGCGCATACGTTCGACCAGATATAATACTCAAAGGCGCTATTCCAGGCTTCCAGGAGCCCGCCGGCGGCGATATGGTCGAACAGATCTTCGGGCGGGGGCATACCCGGCAGCCACAGCCGCTCCCCGAGCCCGTCCTTAAGGTTATACGCCAGGCTTACGACCTCGGTCGACGGATGCTCGGAATACACGGCGGCGCCCACGGCCCCCAGGCCATGCGGCGGGCTCTTTACTATAGAGCGCCAACGGCCGAGGCCCTTGTTAGCTTCCGGATCCCAGTAGTACCCCGCTTCGCTGTACGTCTCGAAATCGAAGTCGGGGAGCGCCGTAGAGTAGCCGCAGCCGGACGGGAGCCTCGTACCTGCAGGAAGGGCCGCAGGGCTAACCTCGCAGCCGCCCAGGGCGTCCAGCTCCGGCGTAAGCTCCCCCAGGAAGTACGACTCGCCGGTCGGATCCCATATAACACCCATTTAATCGACCCTCATAGCCATAATGACCCAGTCGCCGAACTCCGTGTCGCCTACCATTTTTTGAGCATGGGCAGGCGCCGAAGCGTAAAATACCGGGCCGGTCTCGGCGCCGTTAACCGCTTCCTCGAAGTAGCCGCGGGCGACCGCTACGGATTTCGGAACGCGGACATATTCGAGCGGCCGGGCGTCTTTCTCTTTGCACGGGAGCGCGCCGTATTCCAGGGCCTCGATAGTAAACTCTTCGCAGTGGCGGCGGTCAGGGAATACCCGCTTTATGTCGATAGGCCGCTCGTCGGAATCCACGGGTAAAAACGTCTTCGGGTCGTAGTAGCCGTCGGCCCAGGTCGTCTTACATCTGTGGGCTCTATGCCCGTTCGAGGCGTACGCGATACCGTTCTCTACTCGGATATACTGCAGCGGCTTACGCAGCTCGTACTGGTCGGCCGCGGCTTTCGCGACCCATTGCTCGGCTATTTTCGCGCGCTTCGGGAGGGCGGGCGCGAAGAACCGGAGCAGGGCGTCGACGTCGTAGTCTTCCAACGGCCGGCGGCCCGTCTTCATATCCAGAACCAGGGCGTACGCTTCGGCCCGGGACGGCTTCTTACCTACTGCCATTTTCATACTTAAAGCCCCTCTTCGGTAATGGTCTCGACCTTAAGCGCGCGGCTCCGGCCCCAGATAAAGCGTATAGCGGCGAACGTAACGCGGAGCTTCCGCCAGAAACCGAGCGCCGGGATACTGTGGACATATAGCGAGTTACGCACGGCCGACGGCGCCGCCGACTTAACGCGGCCCTTTACGAGCGCGTCGTTATGGGAGAGAACCAGGTCGCCGCGAAGGTCGAGAACCTGGCGCCCCTTTTGCTTATAAAAATACATACGGTAGCCCTATTTAGGTGGCCGGCTTACCGCTATCCCGATTACTTCCTCGAACGGCCTTTACTCGTCGCTGGTCTCGCGAACGTAGTTTTATCACCTCGGCACGGGGCAAGCGGTAAACCGACCTTAACGGTTAGAAAAAGTCGGGTTTCGCAATGGACCGGGTAAGCGACATAAAGCCCTTCTGCAAATCGTCGCGGCCGAGCTGTACCCACCGGGGTTCCGCCGGCGACCCGCCGGCCCAGTCTTCCAGCTCGGCTACGAGGTCGCCCACTTCCGCGGCTTTCTCTTTAATCTTATTCATAAGGTCAATTTCCGCCTGGGTAAGCTCGCGGTAGCCCTTAATTTTTCTATGCTGGTTATCCATGCTGTCTACTCCGTTACGTTAAAGAACGGGGGCCCGAAAGCCCCCTCGCTGTTATGCTTTCTGCAGGCTCGCGAAGTGGGCCTCGGTATACCCGGCCGCTTCGAGGTCGGACTTTTTGAAAGGCCCGGCGCCGTTCGCGTCGTAGTACATCGGTTCGGCCGGCGCTGCAGGCGCCGCGGGGGCGGCCGGGGCTGCAGGGGCGCCAGGGCCGTTAAGGAAGTCCGGGGCGGGCTCTACGTTACTCGGCGCCGGGGTCGCTGGCGTAGCGGGCGCGTTCGGCGTAGCAGGGGCCGCCGGAGCGTTACCCGGTTGCGCCATGGGCGTAGACGGGGCCACGGGGGTAGAGCTGGCGCCCGCGGGTAGTTGTCCAGCCGGTTGCCCGCCGAAAATGGCGGAGCCGTCGGGGCCGCTAACGATTTCCTCGCCGTAGCCTACAAGCTCGACCATGGAATGATTAAGAAAGATCCCCGGTTGTTGCTGGGACCCGTTCCCCTTAACGCTTCCATAGATCCGGATATAGTACCCGCGCTTAATCATGTTCGGGTCCGTAATTAGCTCCGCGCCGCCAGCCGTGTAGCACTTCGGAGCGTAGCCACCGGAAAAGTTCAGGATCCAATGCCCGGGGAACCCTTCGCGGTCGCAGGGCTTCGTACCCCGCGTATTCGGGACCTGGCTATCGCCGTCCGTGACCTTAAAGGCGAACTTCGGGTTAATACAATTCCCCTGGGCGTCGAACAGCGAGGGGAACGACTGGCGCGCCTCGTTATAAATCGTCTGGTACAGCGCGTCGAAACCCGGGTCCGTCTTCGGGATAGCGATAGCCATAAAATAATCGACTCGGGGCTGTCCCGCGTTCGGACCATGCTTAACGACCAGGGGGCGCCCTTCCGCGTCGGTCGTTTGTGGCTCGAAGCAGTCGCCTTGTACGAGGCGGCCGACTGGAGTAAGAATCTCGGTTACTTTGCTCATTTGCTAAACACCTGTTTCGCTTTATTGCCGTTATCCGCTACCACCTTGGCACCGGTTCGTGGTTTCTCACTGTATGCCATAATGACGGCGTCGTCAATTCCCAATTTACGCGCCTGGTTCGGGGTTATGGCGTCCCGCTTCCGGAGGTCGTGGCCGAGCATATCGCCCAGGGCGACGACTTCCTCGATAGGTTTCGCCCAGCGCTCGCGCCCGACGCTTTCCTCGACCCGGTAGCCTGGTACCGAAGCGCCAGACCGCATAAGGCCCTTAATCTGTTCCTCATACCCGCTTTCGAGGTATTCGAGCTGTTTACGGGCGCGCTGTATTATTGCGAATTGAACCCCCAGAGCCTCGGGCGATAATTCCACGGGTACCGGAGCCGACGCCGCCTCGTAGAGTCGTACGCCGCCTGTAAGGGCCGCGTCGCAGGCATGGCGGGCCGGGCAATGCTTACAGTGAGACCCGGACCGGCAAGTCGCCCGGTCGCTTAACGATTCCTCGGCGTTCTGGTTCAGGGAATTAAAATGCGCCCGTAAGTCCGTGGCCTTAACCCGCCATTCCCGGACCGGTCCGTCCCGATGCGGGGCCCTGGGCTGGACGATACGTATAACGACCTGGAACCACTGGTCGGCGAGACCGTCGATATCCAGCTCGTCGAAAATGCCGGCTACGTAGTTAATCGCTTGCCAGTTCTCGAAGGCCTCGACAATCTCGAACCCGAACTTATAGTCCCATACGTAGAGCGTTCGGTTACGCTCGTCCAGGAGAAAGGCGTCGGGCGTCCCGAACGACAGTTCGTGTACCCTGGGCGCCGCGACTTTCCGCTCGATACCGAGCTTATCGCCGCCGAATACGCCCGTAGCCCGCATTACCTCGCCGACGTCTTCCGCGAACAGCTCGGCCCCGTCGTACATGGCTTCGGATATAATGACCCCGTTCGAGGCCACGGAGCCGACGGTATCCGCCCTATGGGGGTAGTCGACGAACCCGCGCGCGGCGGATTTCGTCATATTCGCGCCTACTTCGTGGGACGCGGTACCCTCTTTCGCCTCTTCCGATTCTTCGGTCTCCGGGTAGGCCTGGGCCATAAGGACGTAGCCCGTACAGCCGCCCGGCTTCCCCCAGATATGCGCCGCGGACGGCGCTATAATTGAGTGGCTCACGGTTTAACCCTCCGGGAACAATTCAGCCGCGACCGCCGGGATAAGGTCCGGCCGGGTCGCCAGCAATGGCAACGACGGGAGGCCCTGGTTTTTGGCCGCGGCGCTCGCCCGTTCCTGGGTAATGCCGGCGGCGGTAATACGCGACATAAGCGCCGGGAACGTCGTAATAGCGCCCTGGGGCTCGGCTGGCGCGGCCGGGGCTGCAGGCTTCGCCGGTTCGGCTGGCGCCGCGGGCTTCGCAGGTTCAGCCGGGGCGGCCGGGGCTGCAGGCTTCGCGGGCTCTCCACCGGCGCCCATGGCGGCGCGGAGTTCGGCCTCGACCTCGGCTTTAAGGTCTGGGTCTACGTTGCGCTTCGGCTTCCATTGTTGCGACTTTTTGAGCTTCGTTTTACTCCCGGCATGGATCCGCGCGTCCCAGGGCAGGCCGTCGCTATCCAGCTCGACACCAGGCGTACCCGTGGCCTCGTTCGCTTCGCCAGGGGAAGCCGCAGCCGGGGCAGGTTGCGCGGGCTCGTTTGGGCTATCCGCCGGCCCCGCTTCCTCCGCACTGGGGGCAGATTCCCCGGTCGTCGCAGGCTTTCCCGGCTGGCTCCCGAACACGGTCGCGGCGTCCTTCTCTTCGGCGGCTGCATGGTTCGGGTCCGGCGCGTTCTGGTCGTCGACCGCGGTAGAGCTGGCGGAGGTACCGCGCGCCCAGTCGGTATTAAGTGGCTCGTCGGCGCCCTGGCGAACGTCTATAGCCATGCCACGCAGCATATCGGAAGCGCGAGTTAGCGCGGCGTAGTCCATGGGGACAGTGATAGAAATAGATTTCATAGTCGTTTATCTCCGTTTCGTTTGACGACGGGAAGAACATTAAGCCATAATGCCGAGCGAGTCAACAAGGAATAAAGCGAATGAACCTACCAGTACAGCGGGCCGTAGCGGCGGCCGTACAGCGCGCTACGCTTCGGCCTTATCAGCAGGAGATTAAAGACGATATTTACGCGGCCTGGGCTGGCGGAGCGCTTAACGTCCTGGCGGTCCTCCCGACCGGCGCCGGTAAAACCGTTACGTTCTCCGACATTCTCCACGACCACCCGGGGGCGAGTTGCGCGATAGCTCACCGCCAGGAACTCGTAGCCCAGATATCGCTAGCGCTTGCCCGGGACCGGGTTCGCCACCGGATCATAGGCCCGAAGAACGTCGTTAAACTTTGCGTCAATATCCACATGCAGGAGCTAGGCGCCTCGTACTACGACCCGTCGGCCCGATGCGCGGTCGCCGGCGTCGATACCCTGGTTAAGCGCGGTAAAGAGCTGGAACAGTGGCTTAAATCCGTAACTTTGTGGGTTCAGGACGAGGCCCACCACGTACTAGACGCGAATAAGTGGGGGGCGGCCGCGGCCATGTTTCCGAACGCTAAGGGCCTGGGCGTGACCGCTACCCCCATGCGCGCGGACGGTAAGGGCCTCGGGCGCCATGCCGACGGCGTCTTCGATACAATGGTCGTCGGGCCCGATATGCGCGACCTTATTAACGCCGGGTACCTTACCGACTATCGTATTTTTGCGCCGCCCTCCGACCTGGACCTCTCCGCGGTACCGATAGGCGCCGCCGGCGACTACGTTAGTAAGAAACTGAAAACGGCCGTACGGAAGTCGCACGTTATCGGGGACGTCGTTAAGCACTACCTCCGCATAGCGCCGGGTAAGCTCGGCGTTACTTTCGCGACGGACGTCGAGACCGCGACCGACATAGCCGACCAGTTCAACGCCGCCGGCGTCCCGGCCGAGGTCGTAAGCGCTAAGACGCCGGACGCGGACCGTATCGCCATTATCCGCCGCTTTAAGAACCGGGAGCTACTGCAGCTCGTTAACGTCGACCTTTTCGGCGAGGGCTTCGACCTTCCGGCTATCGAGGTCGTAAGCATGGCGCGGCCTACTAAATCCTTCGGGCTCTTCGTCCAGCAATTCGGCCGGGCGCTCCGGCTTATGCTCGACCCCGGGCTATACCCGCACTGGGACCACTTTACGGCCGAAGAGCGCCGGGCCCATATCGCCGCCAGCCAGAAACCCCACGCTATCATTATCGACCACGTTAATAACATAGACTCGACGAAGGGGGGCCACGGGCTCCCGGATGCGCGTAAAGTATGGACCTTGGACCGGCGCGAGAAGCGGAGCAACGGCGGCGCCTCCGACGCGATACCGGTTAAGGCTTGCCCCGCC